CCAAAAGGAGGTTATTTAAATTCTTATTATGTTAAAAGTTCCAATGTTATTAATAAAGTTTCTCTTGGAGAGATTATACCCAAGGCAAATATAATGGAAATTAAAGAAAATAGTGTTGTTTTTGAATCTATAGGGGAGGAGAATGAATCAACAAATCATACAAAAAATGAAGTGGAAATTGACACTATTATTTTTGCTACTGGATATAAAGGAATGAGCTGTTTTTACGAAATACCTGATTACATTAAAAATGGCAAATATTATGAACATTTATTTTTGATAGATGATCCGTCCGTTGTCACTATTGGGTTTATTCGCCCATATTTAACATCCATTCCAATGATTATAGAAATGCAAGCTAGATACGTCTCTCAAGTATTTGCCAATAAAATGAAATTACCAAGTAAAAAATTCATGGAATATGAATATGAAACAATGCGTTCTAAACAAGCCATTGAGTTTTCATATGATTACGAACGAGTACAAGGTATTATTGATCCATACGATTATATGAATTTGATTGGTTATAAAATAGGCGCTATGCCTAATTTATTTTCTATTTTATTTGAAAACCCGCAATTATTTTATTTGTGTTTATTCGGTTCATGGAGTCATTATTATTTTACACTAAATAATAAAAACCCTAATAAAAGAAAAATTGCGAGAGAACAAATATTGATGCTAAAAGATAATCCAACATCGCAACGTGTAAGCTGTCGTGCAAAAACAATATTATTTACTTTATTGTTTGATTATACATTTGAATTCTCATTTTACATTTTGATTATTTTATTGGTAATCATTTTTATACATTATTTTGTTTATTCTAAAAAAAATTCAAAGTCATTCATCTATAATCTAAAAAAACAATTCTTATTTATGTAAAATATCATGTCCGGCTTACTGGATTTGAACCAGTGACCTATTGATTACATTGTAATACCTCTACAGTCAACCGCTCTGCCAACTGAGCTAAAGCCGGTCAAATAAATATATGGGGGTGTCTTTAAGTATTTATTTAAATTTGAATAAATGATTCATATTACTTGGATTTTGAATAGGTGTAGAATTAATTACGATATTTCTATTGTTATTGTTATTAAAGAAAAGTTTTGTTGATTTAATTTCCGCAATTCTGTTTCTCTCATTAATTGCATTTATTTTGTTAATAATAAGTTGTTTTATTAACTCTTTTTTTGTTAATGGGCGTTCAGGTTCTTCATATTGAACATAATTTGGATCTTTGTAATCTTTGAAATATTTATTGTAAATGTAGCTATTTTTATTGAATTGAGGTGTTTGTGGATTACTAACTGGTGGTGGTTGGTTAAATGCAACTCTTTTTTTGTATGGTTGCTGTTGCTGTTGCTGTTGCTGCTGTTGATTCTCCACAATGTTTTGCAATGTATCTTTTTTAATAAATTCTAATTTACCATCAATAACAACGGTATTCATAGAAGATAAAATATCGTCATAGGATATTCGTTTTTTTTGTGGTCTTTGAGTAGTGTTAGTCATCATATTTCTATTGTTACTATTGGCCTTTAATATGGATTTTCTATATGGTTCTTGATTAGGTTGATTAGGTTGTTCCATTATCATATTGTTATATGATTGATTTGCTTCTGGCAACAAATTATTATAATTATCATAATTATCATAATCATCTAAATTATTCATTTCCGCAAAAGTTAGATTCATTATTTATATATTTATAAAAAAATAATCTATATTTTCTATATAAACTATGCTAGATACATTTATTAAAAATAAAGGAGTCACAAAAACAATTATTCATAATAACAATAAAAATTATTATAATGAAGTCAATTGGGATGCCGATTATGATGGTGAAAATGCGAATATTTCTTTAGATATTGATGGTAATGGAGTAAAGAGTCATGTAGAAATGAAAATGAATAATGATGAATTAGCAGAAATATTGAATATACCCAGTGAAAATAAGTCACTTGAAAAAAGATTATACGATGATTTTTTAAGGAAACAATCAAAAAATAATCATTATGATAAAATGGTAGAAATACAAGAATTACCAAATGATGATATTCCTAAATCTATTTTGTATAGATATCCAAAAGCAAAGGATTCATTTGAAAAAAACAAAAAAAAAGTACATTTTGAAGGTCAAGATCTTCAATCATTGTTAGAAAATAATTTGAATAAGGGAAATAATGATATTTTCACACATATTTCTAGTCCCACTTCACAGGAAGAAATCATATTCCCACTGGTTGTAAGTGAACGAAAAACACGTAGCAGAAGACGACATCGCAGTAAACCAAAATCTCATATTACTCATAAAATTTATAGAAAACATAAAAATTCATCTGGATTATCATCTAGAAAAACTTTACGAAAGCATAATACTTACTCAAGAAGAACATTTTAATTTTGGCACTATATTTTGCTCTCTTTTTTGCATTGTATTTATTATAAGAGTATCATCTTCCGATAAACTTCGTTCTCTCTTATTTAATTTATACATTTTAGCAATATGTTTGTCCATCATTTGAGTTAAGTAGAATTTGGAAGCAAATAAAATATGGTTTCTATCATCATCATAAATAGATTCAATATAAATCCCTTTAATATTTTTTATTATTTTAAGGAATTTTATAATGTAGTATATATTACTGGCGTAGTTTTGAAAACTCAATGTAATTACGCAGTGATTTCTATTATAACGAAGATTACTTTCAAACTCAAAGTCATTGTAATAGTAATTACAACCATTTTCAACTGCTATATTGATAATAAGATCTTGTGTTTCAGAAATATTGTGTTTCAATGTATTGAACGATAATTCAATATTGTATCCCATTGTTATACCTAAATATTTTTAATTTCTAAAAAATATTAATCTATTATGTGGTGATTTTTTTTCTCTCTATATAATGGTTCGTGTCATTCAAAACAATTATTGAATTTAAATTTATATATATCAAATTTTAATAAAAAATATATATAAATGTCATTTAGAAGGTATGGTGGTACTGACTATGCAAGTGCTAATAATATTATTAAAAACTTTGTAACTACAACAAGTAATTTGCTTGTAACTAGTCAAGTTGGAGAACCTAACTCTAAAATAAAAGTTGAAAGTGAATTGGATGTAATTAATAATGTAAATATAGCCAATAATTTAGATGTAAGTGGGAATAGTTGGGTTGGAGGTAATTTTGATGTAAGTGGGAATGAATTAATAGCAGGTAATGTTTTAATTTATGGTAATTTAGTTATTGATGGAACTATATCAGTAGGTGGTTTTACAGGTTCAGTATTAGGGGGTGCAACTGGACCACAAGGACAAACTGGAATGACAGGAACACAAGGACCACAAGGACAAACTGGAATGACAGGAGCACAAGGTCCAACTGGAACAAATGGAACAAATGGAACAAATGGACCAACTGGAAGTACAGGACCTACAGGGACGTTTGCTTCAGGAAGTGATGCGACGTTTACTAATTTATACGTAACAAATAACTTAACGGGAGGTACTGGAACATTTAATTATTTAAGTGCAATAACTGTCACCACAACTTCAGATTATCGTATTAAAAAAAATGTCATACCTTTAAATGAAACATACACTACAGTTTCTTTAAATCCAGTATCATATTTAAATACAAAAGTAAACAAAAATGAATTTGGACTAATTGCACACGAAGTACAAGAAAAATATCCTGAATTAGTAACCGGAGAGAAAGACGGTTTGGACTTACAAACATTAAACTACATTGGATTAATTCCGATTTTAATTAATGAAAACAAAATGTTTCAAAAACGGATTGAGAAATTAGAAGAAGAAATTGTGGAATTAAAGCGAATTACGTTATCATTGTCTTGAACATTATTGATAAATGTAACTACATTGATAATAATATGAAGTCATTGTTAAAAAATAAAAATGAAACAATTAATGTCAGTTGATTCATTTGTAATTACTAAAAATACAAATGAATTTTATTAATACAAAACCAATTCTAACCAACGTGTTAGCCAACAGAAATAGACATCCGCGAGATGACAATATTCAATTCTTTGAAGAAGGACATAAGTATATCATCAAATCCGACCCCGACTCAAAATACACTTCCGTAACAACTTGGAATCATTCTCATTTTCCTCATTTTGACGCGGATGCTGTAATAGCCAATATTATGAAAGGACGTAATTGGAAAGAAGGTCATAAATATTGGGGAATGACACCAGAACAAATAAAAACACAATGGAATGCAAATGGAGCTTCTGTTTCTGGTGCAGGAACAGAGATGCATTATGAAATTGAGTGTTTTATGAACGATAAACGCATGCAATGCGAATATACACACAAAGAGTTGTATCAAATATATAATTGTGATTACATAAAAAAAAACAGTCATTATCATGACCAAAAAAGCTTAGAATGGAAATATTTTATTGAGTTCGTCAAAGACACGCCAGATTTGAAACCTTATAGAACAGAGTGGACTGTCTATCACGAAGAACTTAAATTAGCTGGTTCTATTGATATGGTATATGAAAACCCTGATGGCACTCTTAGCATTTATGATTGGAAGCGTGCCAAGGATATAACAAGAGTGAACACGTACAATAAATACGCATTAACTGAATGTATATCTCATATGCCAGATTCTAATTTTTGGCATTACGCTTTACAATTGAATACCTACAAAGCAATATTGGAAGCAAAATACGATAAAAAAATAACCGACTTGTATCTAGTGCGACTTCATCCAGATAATGAGGAAAAAAATTATGAATTGATAAAATTACCAAATTTATCAAAAGATATTGCAACTTTATTTGAAAAAAGAATTCAAGAAATAACAAATTCTCAATAAAAAATGCTTAAAATGATAATGACAAATAATAGATATATTATGAACAAGTATAATGAAGAACAACCAATATTTGATGCAGAATTAATCATTTTCATGTTTTTTTTTATTGGAAATATATTTTTATTATATAATGGTTACAAAGCATATACATTTTACAACGAGGAATGCGAAGAAGAGTTCAATTTACAAATTAAACCTGAAAATGAAACTAAAATAGTTGAAGAAGAAGTGAAACACCGTCCTATACCTTATGAAGAAAAATATTTGATAAGAGTACGTGCTATGAAAAATGAATACGTATTTACAGAAGAAGAATTGAAATTGAAAGAACAAAAAATGCAAGAACTAGAAAAAACGGAGAAAAAAGAACAATTAGAATTAATATATAGTTTGAATGAAAAAATAGAAGAGCTTACAATAAAATTAGCAGAGATTACCCCAACCGATGAAGATGTGAATTCAAAAAAAGACAATTCACTTATTGTCAAAATAAATGATTCCATTAAAAATGAAATTAACATACATGAAAAAAAATTGTCGGAATTGCGTGAAAAATCAATCAATATGCATGAGATAGAAGAAAATGCGTTACAATATGTAATAGATGAGCAATTAAAAAAATTCAAAAAAAAATACGTAATAGAACATACTCCATTAGGAAATGTACTGTTATTTTATAATCACGATAAATTAGCATTTGAATATTATTCTGACTTGACAATTCCTTATAGGTATTTGGAAACTGTCGCTAGAAAATATGTGTTAACTTATAATTATAGACCTTTGTACATTGATATGGAAGAAGAATTAAAGGAATATGAAAGAAAATTAGAAAATAAAGAAGCTAAGGAAAAATTGAAAACAACTTCACAAACAGTTCCTG